CTGGTGGCAGGTTGCGGTTGCCGTTCGCCCAATCCATCCAATGCGCAACCATGATGTCGTCGCTGTATGGGGCCAATCCTCGCGGATACAGTTTCACGCCGTTCCACATGGAGGTTGAACCCTCCAAGCCGTACATTGCGTGAATGGCTACTTCGTGCTGGTCTTGGAGGAGCCTGGGGATGATTTGCGCGGTTTGCTGGCCGTAGCCCGTGTTTGTGAATGGGGCGTTGCTGTACCAGAGGACGCGAAGCGCGTCGGCGTTGGTAAGTCTGCTACCTCGGGCAAGTGCGCCACGCCCAGACTCAACAGGTACTGGGCTTCCAGGTCTGGCAGTTCGATCGGTGTGTTTCTTATTACGACGAGCATTCGCCATCGCACTCTCCTTCGCAGGTCGCAGGGATGATGGTTGGGGGCTGGTCGCCCTGCGTGTTCGACCAGCCCCCAGATCATAGGGGAATTCTAGAAATTGTGGGAATGCTTACGCCGTGCCACCAATGAAGTACTTGATGTGGCTTGGCTGCGGCAGGTTGCCGTCAACACGGAACGTCGCGCGGAACGTGACGAGTCCTGCGTTGAATGCGTAGTCATCCGAACGGTCAAGGCGAATGCCGCCAACCGTGCGAACGAAGTACGACGGCAAGTGACCGACGATGACCGACTTTGCACCAACAGCAGTGTCGACCACTGCTGGGTTTTCAAAGATCGGCTTGCCCAACAGGGTGTCAGGCGAGTCGGCTGCAAGGGCAGGCTGGAACACATACTGTCCAGCGGTGTCCTTCAACTTGCGCACCTTGCCCACAGAGGCACCGTTCATCATCCAGCCCACGCCTGGGAGCAGACGCGCTGCACCGTTCAGGCTGTAGTACAGGTCAATGAGGTTGTCAGCGGTGAACGCACCAGCGACACCAGTGCCACCCAAGATGCCCGAGCCAGCGGCTGCGACAACACCCTTCGGCGCACCCGTGCCAGAACCGACCGTGAGGCCAGAGTTGACGCGGAAGCCGAGCTCGTTACCGACCTGGCTGGCGAGGAATGACAACAGGTCAACACCCGAATCCTCAAGGAGTTCCGTCGACACTTGGACGAGGAACGAATACTTGTAAGCACCGAGGGTGATGAACGAGTTGAACACTGGGTCGCTCTCGTCGATTGCGGTTCCTTCACCAACGACTGCAGCCGTTGACCAAGCAGCCTGCGACGGAATCTGAAGATTCTCGCCACCAGCCGTGTTCAACACAGTGGAGGTGGTCAGCATCGGGCCGACCAAACGAGCCTGCTCAATGACCTGATCGTAGAACGAGGTTGGAACTGGCGCACCTTGCGAGGTCTTCACAACGTCACGCTTCTCAAACGTGAACGAACGACGCTCACCAGTGATCAACGAACGAACATTTGCGATGTCATCGGCAACAGGCGCAGCGTTGACAGGGCGAGCCTGGTCAGCGATTTCACGGACTGCTGCGTCAAGACGCAGTTCACGGGACTCATCCTCACGGAGCTTGGAGATGACCTGTGCGCGCTCATCAAGTTCTTTGCTGATGCGCTCGTAAGTCTGGTTTTCCTCAGCGGTAAGATCGCGCTTCTCGGCAGCGGCAGCATCCAAGATTGACTTGGCTTCTTCCCACGCACGGTTGCGAATCTCAACCTGACGGTTGATGTATTCCTTCATGATTGTATTTTCCTTTGTTGTAGATGTGGATTAGTACACGCAGGGGTTTGAACTGTCGTGGCTCCACGATCAGCAACATCGGAGGAGGCTCCTCGTATCCGATGAGATACGGGAAGTCTAGATAGCGTTTTTCAGCAGGTCAAGGTGCTTCTGCATCACAGCAAGATGTGAAGGAGCAGCCTGCGGTGCAGGTTCCAACTTGGCGACAGTCTCACGCAACAGTGCAGCATGGTCAACAGACAAATTCTGTCCAGCCTCCAACACGGTGATCGCAGCCGCCAACTGGTCTGCATCGATGCCGGTGCGCGTTGCGAGCGCGTCAAGCGAACGCACTGAAGCCGACGTTGCGGTGTATGCAGGGAAACCAGTCACAACAGAAACCTCAAACAAACGAATCTGCTTCAACTCGCGTGTCATGCCATCATCGCTCCAACGATCACCGCCAGCAGGTACCGTGAACCCGAACGACATCGAATCAACATCTTTGCGTTGCATCAACACAGACAAGTCACGACCAACGCTGGTATCAGGCAAATCGGCATCAACCAACAATCCCTTTGAATCCTCTTGCAAACGCAACGTCTTGGCCCGAGTGGTCGCCAACAACATTGACGAGTCATGGTTCATGTACATGCGAATGTTGTTGCGTGACTTGAGTGACTTTGAGAACGCGCCTGGGGCGATTCGCTCAATGAACGGCAGTGGCTCGGAATCAGAGTTGAACACTGCCGCATAGCCAGTGAACGACATACCATCACCAGAAGGTGCTTGACGCAATTCAAAGTCGTTGAACGTGACGCGACGAGTTTCCACTTGGTCATTCATCACAACAACAGTACCAAACCCATCCTCAACCTTGCGTTGAAAATGGAACGTCGACACGCCACGACCCTCCTCCTCCATCTCAATCGCCTCAGCCTTCTCAGCAAACCAGTTCATCGCGGGATCAGGGTCAAGGGGATCAATGCCCCACAGATAAAACGCCACAGCACCAGGCCCAGGCCAGTCATCGTTGTCTGGGTCACTGTTTTTCGGGGCATCAAGGTCAACCATGTGACGCGCACCCCAAGCATTCGCACGAATCACCTTGTCCTCACTGATACGGCCAGCGGCCATCTCACGGGCCTCACGCACAGTCCGATCAACCAGCCCATCACCAGCCCAGCCGCGAGCGTAGTAATCCAGCCCCTTGCGAGCGTTCGCGCGAATGTATTGGGGTAGGTTCAAACTGACTTGCCGTTCGTCGTCCAAGTCATCTTCAACGTCTTTCTCTTGCCATGCGTTGCAATAAAAACCTCCATCAACGTATTCGTCCCAGCGATGACACCAAGCCTTCAAAGTGTCACCTTCCCCCTCAACATTCGTTTCGTCATAGAACGCACAGTTGCCACAGGCCCGACCGTCTGGCACATCCTCAGACAACGCCGGACGATAGTTGTCGGGCAACTCTCGATACATCACTTTGTTCTTTTTCTTTTTCGCTCGTTCACCACCAGGCTCCATATCCTCAGAGATAGACACAGCAACCATCTGATCAATGGCATCCTGCTTGGTGACATGACAGCCGATGACTTCGCCATCGTCTTTCTCTACTGCCCAGCCTGAGCAGTCGGAGTTGGTGTCGGTGATGTAGTACGGCATGCTAGAACCTTTGCGCCATCCACGAAATCACATGGGTGGCTTTCCCTGCGACAGCGTACAAATAGTTTCCTGGCAACAAGGTGATGGAAATCGATTGAGCCTTGTTCAACAACAACCCGTTGTTTTGTGTGACATCTGCACCACCGAGCCAGATAGCCGAGTTGTCGTCATCGTTGTGAACGTAAAGTTGCATTGGCTGAATGTCAGTGCCGTTCACATAGGTGGCGGCAGTTCCGATAGTGATGCGAGCCGCAGAGATAGACACACTAGACCCTGTACACGGATTGTGGGTTGGCTGGATCGATCGTCGAGATTGGCTGCAACTGCGTTGACGGGACACCGGTGTGTTCGATGCTTGGCATCTCCAACGCATCCAACACGCCGTTCGGATCAAAGCCTGCAAGAATCAGACGTTGCGCGATCAGCGACTTGCGATCCATCTCGGACAGGTTCGCAGCAGCAATGTCGACGTTCGCCAACGGCACACGATACGAATCGCCCCCATCAACCGGTGTCATGTCCTCAATGCGATGGATGTCGTTGATTGACAGGAATCCTGCTTGGATGCCTGTTGAGAACGCTTGGTATCTGGATTGCTGATCGCCACGCAACAGACCGTCGACATTGAACTTGATGAACGCATTGTTCGTCAACAGTTTCTGATAGCCGTCCTCAATCTTAGAAATGTATGGGCGCAACGTGTGCTGAACAAAGTGAATACCGTTCATTTCGACCGACGCATACGACATCGCACCAGGCGTGGTCACACCTAGCATCGAAGGTGGCACACGGAAGATGCGAGCGATTTCCTCGACAGCGAAACGACGCGACTCCAAGAATTGTGCTGAATCATTGTCAACAGTTGTTTTGGTGAACTTTGCGCCACCAAACAAAATGCCTGGACGATGCGACCGGCGCAACCCACGATGACCTTCCTCAAAGCCGTCAACCAAATCTTTCGCCTGCTCACGGGTCAAGTTGCCTGGGAACTCGATGATGCCTGATGCGCTGGAACCTTGACCGAAGAAACGTGCAGCGAACTCCTCCAACGCTTTCGCCAAACCGAGATTTTCTTTCATCATGTCGATGCGTGAACGGCCACGCAACTCGCCAGGCATACGCAACTCGGTGATGTGAATCATGTCTTCAAGTTGGATCACATCGCGGTTCTCATAGATATAAATCGGGCGGCGCGTAGCACGATCACGGCTGCACTCCACACGCTGAGGATTCAACACCACCAACCCAGCAATACCCTGATCATCACGCAAAATCCGTGTAAACGAATTACCATCCAACAGCAAAGAAACAAGCACCTGCTGGAAATGTTCGGTTCGCGTCACTCCAGACTCGGGATAATTCAGCCACTCTGGTCGTGGCCTGAACGGGCGACGCTCACCATCAACGCGAACAAACGTGTCAACAGGCAAAGTTGAAATCGAATCCGCAATGATTCGCACACACGAATACACCGCCTCAATCTTCAACGAATCGTTTTGTGTGATGACCGTCCCCGAATTGGTGGTCATACTGAATCCGTCGCCAAGCGCGAACAACGATTGGAACGAAATCGCGCGTTGCTCGCCACCACCCAACAAACGTGACAGCATCATTCAGCCCTTCCTCTGCCACGTTCCCATGCGAACGCGAACAAGAACAAAAACGATCCGACAGCGATCAAGCCGAACGGAACCGACATCAAGAATATCCCAGCGGCTATCAGCAGGGCGGCAAGCAACTCCAGAAAAAGAATCATCGTGCTACTAGACTACAAAGAACCCAGGCATCGGGGCGACCTCCTGCCGTCGCGTAGCACGATCCACAGCGATCACCGTCGCAATCGCAGCGTCAATCTTCCGTTTTGATTTGCCTTTGGACAGTCGCCAACCTGAATCGGTTTGCCTTTGAGCAGGAGACAACAACTGGTCAATGAACATCGGGTCGTTGTTGATTGCCAACCTGCCGCCCACAATCATCTCGTACAACGTCCCACACGCCGGAACCATCCGAGCCGTTGACTGCGGAAACTCCACCATCGGCAACCCGTCATCAGCCAACACCTCAGCCGAACGCTGGAAAAACGCTGGGTCATACGCCACCTCAACAACATTCCAATCCCGAGCCAACCCACGAATGTGTGCCTCCACCGCAGCCACATCCATCGCAGCAGCGTCAGGATGCCAAATCTTTGCACGACAAACAATGCGGCCATCGTCCCGAGGCTGCGCAACCACAACCGCAATCGAGTCGTGTTTCAACGCCATGTCCACACCAACAAAGGTCGGCAAATCGCGCTCCAGTTGCAGGTCAGAAACACACGCATCCAACGCACCAGCAGGCAACCACGAATCAGCCGAACGAGTCCACTGGTTGAGCCTGAACCTGCGAAACGACATCTCCGCCGTCTGCCGCACTGACACATCCATATCCTCAAGGTCCAGCAACCCATCCAAAAGATTCGGGTTCGCAGCAACCCAGGCATCCTGATCCGACAGACCACAGCCATCAGGAGCTTCCCACCACCACAACCCAAACCGTTCATCCTGGATGTCACCAGCAATCACCCGTTTCCCATAGTCATACAACCGGCCACAAATCGTGTCCTTGTCATGACCAGCAGTAGTGATCGCAACAATCATCGGATCACGACGCGCACCCGAACCCAACGTCAACGCATCCCACAAATCATCATTCGGTTGCACATGCAACTCATCAAAAATCACAGTTGACGGATTCAACCCCTGCTGCAACTTCGCATCAGACGACAACACCCGATACACCGCCCCAGTCGACGGAACCTCAATCGCATCCCGATACACCTTGCACACACCACTCAACGCAGGCGACTGCACAACCTGCCACTTCGCCTCATTGAACACCACCCGAGCCTGCTGACGATCACCAGCAGCCGAATACACCTCAGCCCCAGGCTCACCCTCAATCAACCCATACAACGCAATCAACGAACCCAGCAGCGACTTGCCGTTCTTCCGAGCCAACCCAATCAGGCTGCGCCGATAACGCAACAACCCATCCTC